TCAGCAGCGCTTTGACTCACTAGGCTTGAGCACTCTGAGCCAGCTCGTTTGAGCTGGCTCTGAACTCACGAAGAGCCCAATCGCCCAGGCCTCTTCGTGCTCTGTCAGCGCCCAAAGTCGCGCCGCCTCGGACAGCTCCAGCATATCGACCAGATTCTCCGAACTGACTTCACGGCGGCGGTGAGCGGCATAGGCCATCTCATCGAGCACAGCGGCGCGCCCATCTGGATCGGTTACCAAGGAAAATTGGTCGTTCAGCTCATCAATCCAAGCCTGCGGTATACCGGCCATCATTCTGACCTGCACCACCAGGACTGCGCGTACAGCACGCCGTCGATCTCCTCGACCCCGTTGATGTTCATCCCGAGCTGGGCCATGCCGTTGACCTTCGCGTCATGCAGCCGGGGGATGATGTCGGGCCCAGGCGTAGGATTAAATACCCAGGCCTGGGTCGACACCCGGCCTAGTGGCTCACTGTGGTGGTCACCTATATGGATGTCAGTCCGCAGGGGTTGGATCTTCCTGAGCTGATCGGAAGGGATGGCCACGCCATTCACGCGGCGGCGAACGAGGAGGAAATACATGCGGCACCAAATACTGTATATAGATACAGCATCGTATCCACCAAGGCAGCACATGGGCAACTGCCGGTCAGCGGGTCAGTGCAGCGGGGGCAGATCCTTTCCCCGAGCCTTGGCGATGACGCGGAGCTGGTAATCGGACACCACCTGGAACAGCGACTCGGCCAGTAGGCGCAATCGCTCGATCTCTTCCGCCGGCGCGCCGCGATCTTGGGCCTGGTGATACTCGCGCATGGCGTCAATAGCCTGCTGAATCAGCGGCTCGCCAGCCTCGACCATTCCGATAAACGTGCGCTTGTCCAATGTCTTGCCCTGGTCAATTGATCGGCAGAGTATAGGACGCACTTGGAGTTGAAAGAACACGACTTGCTGGTGACTCTGGTATCGCACGCTGGTACCATCCGGCCACGCTAACTTGCCTTCATAGGGACCAAGCTAGCTAGAAGCCCTGGACACCAGCATCCAGGGCTTCGTTTTTTCTGCGGCAACTACGGACGCTTCATCCGCTCTACCACAGCCTCGCAAGCCAAACCCGCTATTCGGCTTCGCTCAAGCGCTGCCGTGCAGCTTCCCGCCATTCGGTCAGACTCTTCGAGCAGTCCCCCGAGCACCATGACGGCAGAGGCTCTTGCCTTGCGCTGCTGGGTAGCGATGGTATCGCAGGTGGCTGCTCGGCCGGCGCGCAGTCGTTCGATTTCCCCGCGCAGCCCGCCAGCAGCAGACTCAGCAGCAGTAGCGCGGCTGGCAACCTCTTCCAGTTTCTTGCGTGCATGCTCACCCTCCTCGTCTGCCGCCTTCTGGCGGCGTTGCTCCTCGGCGCGCGCTTGTGCTGCTGCTCGCCGGCTGTTCTCCGCGACCACCAGGCGGTAGTCGGCCAGTTCGGTACGAGCCTCGGCTGTCTCGCCCTGGGCAACCACCACCCGGTACTGCTGGCCGCCAGCAACGACAACCAACGCGATCAGCCACCAGCACCAGGCCGGCACAGCGGCCAGCCAGTTCATGCCAGCGCCCCGCCGAGCTCCACCCAGCGCCCGAGCAGCTTGTCCAGGCGGTGCGGGTTCTGTTGGTAGTTGTTCCCGGGAAAGCTGGCCCAGATATTCGAGCACTTGGCGATTGCCTGCTGAATGCGGCCAGCCTTGATATCGTCGAGGGCGCGGCGCTCGCGGATCTGTTGCAATGCTACCCGGTCCTGGTTCTCCGGAGTGAATCCGCCGGACAGCCGCAGGCTGGCCCGGTATGCATCCCAGTAACGCTCGAGCAACTGGTACCGGCCAGCGGCGGTGCTGGTGACCGGCTTGCCGTTGATTGGGAATGTCAGCTTGCGCCGCGGGTGATCGGCATAGCCTTGGAACAGGCCGCCGCCGTACAGCACGTTGTAACCATCGTCGCTGGCCTTGATGGTCGAGGTACCTTCAGAGAAAGCGATCAGGTCCAGAAACCGGAGAGCGTTCGCGCCTCCGGCCTGGGCTTCGGTGAGTTTGGCCATGGTTTCTCCAGGCAAAAGAAAACCCGCGCATGGCGGGCTGCATGAACTTCAGACACAAAAAAGCCGCTCAAGGCGGCCGTTGGTGTCAGGCGGGATCAGGCAATGCTGTAGTAGGTCTTCAGCGCCGCAACCAGCTCAGCCAGCTGGGACTTGCCCAGGTCAGTCTTCAGCAGCGAGTCACTGAAGGTGTACAGGTCGCCAAGCTTGGAGCTCCTCAGACTGTTGCTGTCCAAGTGGTATCCCACTTCTACATACGAGCCGGAAGGTGGCGTGAAGTTGCCAGGCATAGCTAGAGTGTCGAATGTAGCGGCCTGGTTGATCGCCACCGAAGCAACCCGGGTGGATCTGTCGTAGTCGACTACAAAGATTGCCCAGCCAGCCGCAGGGAGCGCAGCTGCCGCAAAGTTGCCACCAGCCAATGGGCTGGTACACAGCTTCCCTTTATTGGCGCCAGTGTTCGTGACCCCGTAGCTACGCTGGAGCACGCTGAGATAGGCGTCTGATGCGTCAACCCCTGACAACAGGTTGACGATAAGCCCGCCGGTAACGTCGGCAGACGCCATGTTTACTGCGGCAACCAATGTGTAGGCGCTGGTCAGACTGCCCGCTGGTAGCGCCAGACCTGCTGCCCCGCCGCCGGTTATGCCAAGGCCAAGCCGACCGCCGATTTCGCTAACTGCGAGGTTCGCTGACGCGCTTCCCTTTGGGAGCAGTGGCGCTCCTGTCACGCGGCAGCGCCCCACCACTCCCCCACCAGCGCCAGCCGTGAGCGAACGGGCGGCAACTGAGTGTTTGAGCGTGGAGATCTTGGCCGCGATGGTATCGGGGGTGTTCATATTGACGCGAGGAGCCCCAGCGCCAGCCGCGGCTGTTACGCCTGGTAGAACGATCATTTGTCCAGCCATGTTCATTTCCTTTGTTGCTTGGAGTTATGCGGCCTGTACAGCGATACGCTGGTGACAGGCCCAGTTGTAGACAGGCTGGCCGTAGCCATCGAGGTCAGTGCTGCTGTCACGCAGGCATGCGCGAGGACCGGTAACCGGACCACCTGCGGCGCCCACGGTGCCGATATCGGCAATGCCAATGTAGGGGTTTGCACCTGTGGGGACTGCACTCAGCGTGACCTCGAGGGTGTTATCGCCAAGCAGATTCACGCTCTGGATAGTGGACACGCCGGAGTCATCAACGTAACGGATACCCAGGTTGCCCGGGTCGGTGACGTTTACGGTGTCGATTACCAGCGGGCCGGATGGGGTATGGAAGCGCAGCGTTACCACGGCGCCATCCCTGCTGGCCGACACCGCATGGGTTGGCTTCCACGATGCCCCATTGATGATCGCCTGGGCCGCCCGATCGTGCATGACGCCAAGTCGCATCGAGTTTTCTGCCGCTAGGTGAATCCCATCGGTATTGGTCTGTAGCCAGTACTTCGGGCCAGCACAATAGAAGCGGGTCGGGTAGGTCAGCGCCGCCTGCAGCTGCTCCAAGGGGACGAAGCTGGTGGCCGTGCTGTACATCGTCCAGTTGCTGATCTGGTCGAGCAGCAATGGCACCGTCTGCGGCTGGGCGCTGATTGCACGAATGTCGGTGTCATAGTCGGCCTGCAGCTGTAACAGAGCCGCCAGGTAAACCCCCTGGGCCCGGTTGGCGTCGTTCTCACCCTGAATCCAGTCAACGAACGGAACCCGGTAGCCCAACCCCAGACGAACGGCCTCAGCCTTGGCGTTGGTCACAGCGGTGATCAAGTTGGTATACGGCAACGTGCCCTTGCTCAAGGCAGCAATCGCGTAGCCGCCTCGACCGTGACAGCTGACCAGCAGGCCGGCATTGCTCGGGATGCCGCGTATCCGGTTGAGCTGGGCTGCCAGCTGAACTGCTGGAACCTCAGTAGTTTTGGCCACCAATGGCTTGAATGGCGCCACCATGGCCGCCGTCAGGGTATCGTCTTGGTTGGTCAGGCGCACCCCGTCCTGCAGAGTCAGAAGGCGGTTCGCAGTCGGCGGCTGCAAGGTGGTTGGTGCGGCAGTCGCGCCCATCGACAGCGACTGGCCGGAGCTGACGATGTGCAGCAAGGTGGTGACGAAAGGGGCTACCGAGCCGGGCAGCGGTACATCGACTGTGACCGAGGAGACCGAACCGCTGCGGCGGATATAGCTGAGCCGGCCGCTGGACACCTGCGGCGAGAAGTTATCGCCGCTCGACGTGACCTGGTACGGCACGCCATCGACAAGCACCCAGATATCCTGGCCGCCAATCGGGCCATCAGCAAATGCACTCACGGCGCCGGTGCTCAGGCCATAAACCACGACCTCCCCAGACCACTTGATGCCCAGCAGCACCACACCGTTGATGTCGGTCACCGCCCAGGCATAGTCGCCTAGCAAGTCGAGGCCGGGAAGCTTGTCCAGAACCGCATGCACAGCACCATTCTTCTTGATGGCGAGGATTGCTCGGAAGTACTGATCGAGAATCGCCCAGGGAAACTCCTCATCAAGCGATTGAGGATAGGACAGCCCATATGCCGTTTCGGCCAGCCCGCTGGCCATCTGCGTTGCTTTTGCGTTTGGGTAGCTATCGACGAACACAGCAGAACCACTTTCGTTCCGATAAACATTGACGTATTCGTCCTGGGCGCTAGAAAGCACGCTGAAGTTGGTGCCGTCGGCAGTCCCGGATAGGCCAAGGGCGACAGAGGCATAGGGCATGGCCCCGCCCAGGAGGGTGGCTAGGTTGGTCATCACCATGGCATTGGTCGGGCGCATCACGCCTCCACCAACGTCCATCATCTTCACTTCGGGCGACAGCAGTAGCTCGTTCGTCGTCCCGACAATCCGGTCCAGCTCCTGAATGGTCTGTTGGCCGCTCATCAAATCTTCCTCAATAAAAAGCCCGCACAGGGCGGGCTTGGTAACTGCTGCGGCGTCATGCCGGCGGGAACTGGTCGTCGTAGGTGTAAACGCGGGCGTCGTAGGGCATGCCCTTCATCGAGACGTTTCCGTCTTTCCCTGGGTCTGAACTGGTGATCAGTGTTGGGTATGCCCATCGACTGGCCGGGCCGAACAGGATGTGCGGCGGCTCAAGCGGAGGATCGACCACTGGCGTGAAGTCCAGCGCATCGACCCGAACGGTGTATTCGTCCACCTGAGTGGCCGTCCATGGTCCGGATAGCGTTCCGTCGAGCCTGCGCACGCCAATCCGGTGCTCACCGCCGGCGCTGAAGTCCAGCGGCTCCGAAGAAGTCAGCAGGGTTCCCGATCCGGTCACCTCGAAGGCCAGGAGAATCGCGCTCTGGCACCGTTTCGGCGCGTCATCCGCAACTGCCGCGAAGCTCAGGTAGCCGCTGTTGCTGCCGTCCATCTCGGTTTCCCAGCTGTAGATGTCGGTCCGGAACTTCTGGTGGCCACGCCGGCGCATGCCAACCCGCCAGGCTCTGGTCCTGTCGCTGACTCCCGGCATCTTGATCTTTTCGACCTTGGTGCCAAGGTCACCAGGCCAGCGACACTCAACCGTTTCCCACGCCCAGGTAATGCGCGAGAAGAACTCCACATCCACGCCGTCGAAGTCGTTGATCGACGGCATGGCGCCGCTGATCTTCAGCATCTTGGTCATGTTCTGTGGCGAGTAGGTCTGAGTTTTCGGGCCGTAGGTGACGTCGAACGCTGCCCGGGCACTGTCTCGAACAGGTCGCAGCAGGCCCCGGAACGTCACCAATTCGCCGAACCCGCAGGCCAGCGCATTGTTGATCATGTCCTTGACGGTGATCGTCGATTCCAGTGTCTCGTCGTAGGTATCGCCCCGGGCCACGCAGATATCGTGGAAGGCCTGCCACTCCGGCAGATCCAGATCATCATCCGTGTACCCGCGCTGCTTCAGCTGGTAGATGCACCAGGGCACGATGTCGCGGCTTGGACCGGTACCGCCCTCCATCAGCGGCAGAATGCGGGTTGCCTCGACGCTGACCTGGCTCTCCGACTGCGCAGACAGCCGGTCACCGCCACGGATGTTGCAGGTGATGACCGTCAGGCCGGGGTAGCTGGTGGGTGAGTTCTGCATCCGCCCGCGCAGGTCCGTCCAGGTGGCGTCATCCCGCGCTTCATCGTTGATCCGGCCGGGCCGGTCAACATACTGCTTGCGGATACGGGCCTCGGCTCGCATTGCGTATGGCAGCGTGATTCGCTCGGTGAAGCCTTGGGCATCAAGTGAGCCGCCCACGTTCATGTACTGGAGCTGCGTCCAGGCACCGGCCACGTCCATGTCGCGGTACTCGAACACGTAGTAGGTCGGGATCTCGTAAATCTGCCCTTCCCGGCCGATACCGGCCAGGCCGTTGGCGTAGGTGACAGTCCACTCCAGCTGGGTGACCTTCTCGTTTTCCGGGCAGCAGGCGAATGGCCCGCGGTAGCCGCCCTGCAGGTTCGAAGCGTCCAGCGTGATGAGACCGTTCACGGTCTGCATGGCGCTGAAGCCGGGCCAGCCCGCGTCAGTCGACCCGGACGAGGTCAGGCGCTCAACCTCGAGCAAGCTCGTGCTGAACGCCGTGATCCGGTACCGCAGCCCGCGCGGGCCGATGGTGGCCAGGCCCTGGCCCAGCGCAAGACCAACCACTGGCGAGCCGCCGTCGTAATCAAGTGTCATTTCCGCTGGTTGCTCGGGAATGGCGGCGGTAGTTGCCGTGCCCGTGGTACCGACCGGAGACGATCCCAGGATGGTGGAGGCGCCGGTCGCCGTGATCGCCTGGCCGGCAAATGGCGTCAGCTCAACGAAGCGCAGCCGCCCGCTGCTCTGCTGCGCCTGGAATGGCGTGCCGCTAAGCAGGGTATTCAGTGCAGACACCAGGCCGGCGAGGTCGGTCGTGGCCGTGTTCAGGGTCACCGGGTAGGTGGACGCACCACGTACCAGGCTAAAGCTCAGTGGCGTGACATTGAAGTCGTACCGGCTGGGCGCTGCGGAACCGGTCAGCGCCGACGCAGTACCGGGGTTTGCCGGCACGCCGGGGCTGTATGGCGTGTAGCTGTGCACCACATACAGGCCCGCATTCGCCCCAGCCACCTCGATGAGCATGCCCACCGTTGGGTTCAGCATTTCCAGCGGGCCACGGATGATGTCGCGCCCGGCGCCGCCGTCGATCACCGTGTAGGTGTACGGCGCGAGCACTCGAATGATGATCCCATTCGACCAGTCGGCCGGAAACTGGCCCGATCCAGCCGGCACGCTGATCGTATCGCCCACGAACTGGTAAGCCGAAGCTGTGGCCGACCTGGTGAGCTCGGTGGCCACGGTCAGCTCGAGGCCGGCAGAGCCGCTGGAACTCGCCCCTACCTCTGGCACGTTGAACCAGTTGATATGGGCAGGATCGGCCGACAGGTCGGCGCCTGGCGGGTAAATCGTGAACGTCGCGTCGGCGCCCAGGGAGATCAGCGGGGTCTCGCCCACCTTGACCTTGGCCAGCGGCACGTCGTACTCGCCCTCTCCGATGTACAGCAGCATTTCCACGCGCTGGTCGCGCGGCGCTACGTGCGCCCGACGTGGCTGTGTCAGGTACGACGGATAGACCCGCTGGTGACCAGCGATCTGGCGCACTGGCTCGCCCAGCTTGACCTTGTTGCCCTTGGCGCTGGCATCGGTCAGCGGGTCGCCCTGCTGGGTGCCGGCGCTGGATGGCATGCCAGGCATCTTGGGCATGATCGACTTCAGCACCGCCTTGGCCCCCTTGAACAGGGCGAAGGTGATGGAGAATGGATCGGTGCCCTTCGGCTCCCGGTAGATCTGCAGCAGGTCGGCGGGCTTGAACTTCACCTTGTGCCACAGGTGCTGCTCGATCACCTCATCATTGAGGACAACGCTGATTGGCGGGCTCTCCCGGCGCTCATACGACGGGGCCAGGGACTTCAGCCACTCCTCGATGGACATGCGGCGCTCGGTCTTCCAGGTGCCGAGCGGAGCCGTGTTGCTCAGCTTGTTCGGGTAAAATTCGATCACGGTAATACACCACCTTCGGGTGAGCGGCTTCGAACTCGCCAGTTGTTCGGAGGCAGGCGCCGCCGGGGTTTGTGTCCAGCACCTTCAGCCGGCCTTCGCTTTCCACCACCACACCTACGTGCAGGCACAACGCGCCGCGGAACACGGCAGCAATGGCGCCTGGTTCCGGTGCGCACTCCTCCATGCCTTGGCGTAGATAGTGGTAAGCGACGGTGTTGGCCTTCAGCTTGTCCTTGCCCACCGCGCCAAGGCTGGGCAGCAAGGGAAACCCGAACACCTGGTGCCGGACCGCGATGCACAGCCCCCAGCAATCGAAGGCAATAGGCCCCCGTGCACCCTCGCGGTACGGGGCGCGCATGAATTTCTCGATCATGGTCAGATGTACTTAAGGCCGGGAGCCAAAGAGGTGGTCAGGACGGTACGCAGACCGTTGGTGTTGAGAAGGTCGAAGAAGCCCGCGGTGAGCTTGGCTACGTCGTCTTCATACTCCCGGCTGAGCAGCGTCATGCGGTACCGCTCGCTCGGGAATGACAGATCTTCGGCCAGGTAACGCCGGAAGGTGATGATGAAGCGCTTGTCAGCAGCCTTGGTCGCCTCCACCACCTCCTGCACCTCGCCGGCCACGTTGTCCAGGCCAAGCACCAGGTTCTGGAACGCGCTGTTGTCGTTCTTCGGCAGGGCCAGGTCCATGGCCATTGCGATGAAGGTGAGCGTCCGCCCGTCCTCGGTCGTGCACACCCGGTCTTCCCAGCCAGAGCAGTACAGGTGGGAAACGGTGCCGCCTTCCTCTCGAGCCTCGATGGTGTCGACCAATTCACCGCGGCCAGAGGCGTAGCACTCTTCGATCAGGCTCATCCGAAGTACTCCGTGTGCCACTTATCAAGGATGGATTGCAGGCCGGCGTTGAACTGGTCGAGCGGCATACCCAAGTAGGCACCGAGGTACTGATCCTCGGTGTAGACCGGGCGCTTCTTGAACTCCAGGCGAGCGGAGAACCGCCAGCGCTTGATTTGGGTCAGTTCCCCGCCGGTGTATATGCCCTTGAAGTGGACCAAGTGCACCTGTATGCCAAGTGGAGTCTGAAGCGGCATCTCGAACCACTCGACGCCAAGGTTCAGAGCCCAGGTATACCACCCCTCGAAAAGGGCGGCTTCTTCCTGGCTGAAGTTGAATGTGAACTGAGCGGAGGTCGGAGGATTGCTGGTTACCCGTCGATACCGCGACCGCCCGGTGACCATCGGCGTAGCCCGCATCGGATCAACCGTGCTCAGGCCATACCCCTCCTGCAGAGGAAGTGGCAATTCTGCCGGGTATTGAATCATTGCCATTCCTCGTTAGGAGCCAGAACGCCGCCAGCCATAAGCACCCTCGCCCGCATCCACCACGCTGCCGACGCCAGAAGCGAGCTGCTGGGCAACCTCATCAACGGCAGCTTTGATGATGATGTCCGTGTCTCCATTCGGACGCTGGCGTGTCTCCACCTGGCTGTTGGTGTAGTTGTGGACGTTGATGTTCTGCTGGAATCCAGCAGCGCTGGCGGTTCCGGACTGGGAGCCACCGGAAATGCGCGCCGAAGTGATCGGCGTGACGTTTCCAGTGCGCAGCGCCTCGACCGCGGACACGCCGCCGAAACGGCGGATGTCAGCCTGGGACCAAACCACCTCGCCCTTGTGCACCACGCCTGCAGGCTCGTACTTACCGCCTGCACCGGTGTAGCCGCCCTCAGAGAAACCTTTGAGCAGTGCATACGCCGCGACCAGCGCGCTGCCACCTACGACCGCCGCAGCACCGAACGTACCAATCGATGCCGTCAATGCAGCCGGCGCCCAGGACGCCAGCGTCTCAGCTGCTGCAGCCAGGTTTGCGGTCAGCACAGTGCCGATCGATGACAGGCTGCTGGCCGTTGTGACAGCGTCCGTGGTTAGCTTGGCCGTGGTCTTGACGCCCTCCGCCGCGACCGTCTCCGTGGCCTCTGTCTGAATGCCGGCGAGTTTCAGCGCCTGCATGACCAAGAACCGAGCAGTGATGTCGGCAAACGCCGTCAGCATCGAGTTGGCGATGGTGCCGGCCAGGTTTCCAAAAGCATCACCCAGGCTTTCCGTGCCTTTGATGATCCCCTGGATACTGCTGGAGATCGACGAGGTGGTGTCGCCGAGGATCGACTCGGTAGCCGCCCGGGCTTGCTCGTTATAGTTGGTCGCGATATCGACGTAGTTCTGCCACGACTCCGACACACCGATCAGCCACTCGCTACGCATTGCATCCTGCGCTGCGTAGTAGTTCTGCTGATCGACCATCCGCGTGGCCAGGGCCGCACGCAGAGCATCCGTCTCACCCTTGTAGAGGTCGGTGTCCGCCGCGGTCGGATTGTCGATCTTGTTGTAGTCGCGGGTCAGCTTGTCCAGTTGCTTCTGGTAGTCTTGGCGGATTTTCAGATCTTCTTGGAGGCGCGCGCGCAACCTATCGCTCTGCCCTGCTCCGGCCAACTCAGTGGCCTGGCCCTCCCGAGACAGTTCAAGCTGGGACTGCAGGTTTTCAGTGAAAGCCTTCAGTTTGGCCTCGTTCTCGAAGCGCTCCTTGGTCAGTTCGTTCGCCTTCTCCAGTGCAGCGTTTTGCTTTTGCTGCGCCAGGTTCAGCTCAGCCATCGCGAGGATCTGCTTCTGCGAGGTGGTGAGGGTCTTTTTCTCCTTGAGGTTGGCGATCTCGGTTTCGAGTTCGATCAGCTTCTTGGCTTCGGTGCCCAGCGCCTTGCCGCCACTACCTTGAAGTTGAATTTCCTTACTCTGCTGCTGGAGTACTGCGTAACGCTGGCGGGCGTCATCCAGAAGCTTCTGCCCGGCATTCTCCAGAACCTTCGCATCCTTAAGGGCGCTTTTGTTCGGATCAGTTGTTTCGCTTAGCTGGCTAATGGCCTCATTTGCCAGTTGCTGGGGCGTCTTGCGAGGCGCGGGCGCAGGCGATGCAGGAGCACCACCATTGGTCAGCAGGCCGTATCCCGACAGGTTCTGCTTAGTTTGATCCGGCACAAGAAGGAGGTTGCGCCCTTTGGTCAGGTTGACCGCTTTGTCGATCACCCGCTGCATTTGGTTGATCTGCTCGTCGGCGCTCGCTTTGGCAGCCAAGGCTGCATCCTCATGCGACTTCTTCACGGCCGCTGCTGCATCCTCGGCGGCCTGCTGCTGGGTGTACAGCGCCACCAACTGAGCCTTCAGCGCAGCCTGCTGGACCTTGTCGTTCTCCTTGATCGCATCCTGGTACTTCTTCAGGGTGTCGATCTGCCCGGCGACCAGCTCGGCCTGTTTGGCCTGCTCGGCGGTGAGGCCCATCTTGGTGGCGCGGTACTTCGCCTCAGCCTTCTCACTGGCCCCCAGCAGGTCTCGGGTTTCGGTCAGTTTGGCGATGTACTTTTGCCACTCAGCCAGCTGAGCCTTGGTTTGCCCGGTGGTGTCGCCTTGTGCAGCGGTGAGTGCCGATGTGCTCTTGGTCAGCCCATCCGACGCGCCGGATGCGACATTGAGGCGATCACTCAGCGCCTTGACCAGGTCGGTATTGGTCGAATAAGCACTCGCCGCCTCGGCCAGCTTGGTCACCTGTTCGTCGGTGAGTTCGGTGTTTTCCTTCGCCCACTGCGTGACGCTGTCGAGCGAGCGACGACCATCGCGCACTTCCGCGACCATGTCATTGAAGGTCTGTCGATAGCCGTTGGCGTTGTAGCCAATCTGCAGGAAGGCTTCCGAACCGGTTCGACGGAAGTCCTCAAGCGCCTTGGCGGCCGCCTCGGAGGACTCCTTCTGCTCCTTGGCCCAGTTGATCTGCTGGTAGCGTTGCTGCTCGGCGCTCAGGCCCTTGAACTTCTCGATGGTGTCATCAAGGGTCAGGTTCTGGTCAATCAGCGACTTGGTGGCGTCATCGGCGCTGCCGCGGAACAGCACGTAGCCGGCCGTCACGCTGGCGACCAGCAGGGCCAGGCCGAAGGGTCCGCCCAGTACACCGAGCAATCCGCCCTGAGCGCTTGCCAGGCCGGCAGCCGCTGTTCGGGCGATGTTGTCCGCTGCCGCCTGGGCCAGGCGCGCTTCCGCGTAGCGGCCGGCCGCCACGGTTTGCAAAACGGTGCCGCGGTAGAGCACCGCGTCCGCCTGGGCGGCCAGTGCCGCCGTACGCGCACGGATCGCATCCGCATTCGCCTGGTTCAGCGTAGCCTCAGCCGAGGCCATGGCCGCCGAGCGGTTCGCGTAATACGCCACCACCGACTCCATGGTGGCCTTGGCCCCGAGCGCCATCTTGGCGATGACATAGGTCATTCCGCCGGCCGCCAGTACGGTCATCGTACTGCCCACGGAGTCCAGGGTCTCCTGCATGGTGATGCCGGAACTGGTTAGCCCGTCCATATCCTTGGACACGCCCAGCAGCGACGCGGAAATGCTCGCACTGGTACCGCTGGCCTGATCGAGCTTGCCAATCAGCTGGGTAAACGAGTTGCTCAGCGCCGTGGTGGAGGCGCCAATGGTCGTCGAGGTCTTGCTGAACAGGTCGTCGACTGCCTTTTCCTGATCCTGCAGCGCCTTGACCACGGCCTCGGCGGTCAGCAGCCCAGCGGCACCCAGGGTGCGCAGTTCGCCCACGGTCTTGCCCATGCCGGCGGCGATGGCTTGCGCCAGGGCCGGCGCCTGCTCCATGACCGAGTTCAACTCTTCGCCGCGCAATGTGCCGGAGGCGAAGGCCTGACCCAACTGGATCAGCGCAGCGTTGGCCGAGGCTGCCGATGCACCGGAAACCGCCAGGGTTTTGCTGATGGTACTGACGATGCCGGCCACGCCTTCGCTCGACAGCTTCAGTTCGTTCTGATTGGTGGCAATGCGCTGATACAGCTCAGCAGTGGCGGTGAGCGGCTGCCGCGCTCCTTGTGCGATATCGAATACGGCCTGCTGCGCCGCAGCCAATTCTCCTGCGCCGCTGGTGACCAGCTTCATGCGGTTGGTCAGCGAGCTGTAGGCCTCCGACGCATCGTAAATCGACTTGGTCAGCGCGCCGCCGGCGAACAGACCCAGCAGTGGGCCAGCCAGGCTCTGCGCGGTCGAGCGCAGCGACGACATGTTGTTATTTAGGCTGCCAACGCCGGCTGCCGCGTTGCGGGTGGTCACCGTAACCGATCCGCCGACGCCGTTCAGCGAGGACGTGGCGCGGAGCGACGACTGATGCAGTTCATTCATGGCTCGCGTGGCAGCGGCCAGGCGTGCTTCCGCTGCAGCCGCATTGGCCCCTGTGGACGACATGCTGCTGGCGGCGCCCGACAGCGACTGGCCCGCCTTGGTGCCGGCCGTGCCCAGACTGTTCAGCGCGGAGTTTGCCGCCTTTAGGCTGTTGGTAGCCGCATTTATGCTGCTGACCGAACTGGAGATCGTTCCGAACACCCCGGACATGGCCGGGCCAGTGCGCAGACCGGCTTGGGTTAGAGCATCAAGGGCGACTCGGACCGCTGTGACCTGCTGCTCAGCGCTACGGCCGTCGACTTCGAGCTCGAGGCGTGATTTCAGGGCCATGCTTTTCTCCGGGCGCAAAAAAACCCGCACTCGGCGGGTTTGGTTCGATCTGGCGGGCTCGGAGTGTCAATTACCCTCGAGCGACATCTTTGCGCCTGGCATCTTCGGCCTGACGCAGTCTTGCGATCCTGTTGCTTTCCTCGATCATAGAGTTCATGCGCTGTTTAGAGAGCAGTCCCTTGATCTTGTCCTTCATGGCAAAGGCGGCTATTGCAACTACCACAATGGCGCCCGCGATGAAGATGAAGACGCCATACGCTGCTGCAGCTCCAGCGACCACTGGAATCAGCCAAGGGGCGAGGATAAAAATAATGATCAGCAGTAGGACGATGATGACTGGCATTAGACACTCCCTGTTGAGTGTCAATGATATCACGCCGTCACTCCTCCTTCTCGCTGCCTTCAAGCGCCAATTCGTCCAAGGCGAACAACACCTCATCGACGATCAGGCGCGGCAGTGGCAGCGGGTGCACCTCCAGCCAGTCGGTGATTTCCCTGGCCGAAAGGCGCAATGGCTGCACTGCGGCGGCCCCGACCAGGTATCGACGAGCGCGGGATGCATTGCGGAAGGCATTCAGCAGGCTGCTGGTGATCACGTCCTGCGCCGGCTCATCCGGAACCGCGATACGCAGCTTCTGGTAGATCAGGCTCTTCTTTACGCTTGAAGAGCCCCAGTCTCGCTCCCAGCAGAAGCGGGCGACTGCTTTCCCTTGATCTCTTCCTGCTCCTTTTTATTGTCGGCCGCGATGGTTGCTGCTCGCTTGATGACAAACACGAAGAAATCGGTATCGCCGCGCAGCATTTCGGTGGCGATGGCCTCGCTGTACTTCAGCGGGTTTCCATCCTCGTCTTGGGCGCCCTGCCAGTCCTGAAGGATGAACTGGGCCAGCAGCATGCAGTGGTTATCATGCTCGGATTTCTCGCCAGCGATCACGCCAACCGAGCCTTCGCCGAACTGGGCGTCATTGCGATCCAGGCGACGGCGCATACGCTCCAGCGCGATCTGGTACTGCTGATTATCCAGCGGCATCAGCAGCACCTGGGTGTCTTCGTCGAACTTCTCCCAGCGCGCCTCACCGCTCTTGCTGGTGTCAGTTTTTTTCAATTTGAGAGCCATGAATCATCCTCACGCCACGCCATAAAAGGGGCCGCCCCGGCCGGCGTTATTGCCGGAGCGACCGAAAGGTGATGCGGGTTATGCGGTGACCGTGATGGCCGAAGTGGCGGTCTTGGTCGGGTCCGAAACGCTGGTAGCGGTGATGACTGCCGACCCAACGGCAACGGCGGTGACCAGGCCGGAGGAGTTGACCGTGGCGATCGACGGCGCCGAGCTGGACCAGGTGACGTTCTGGGCGGCACCCGATGGCAGCGCAGATGCGGTCAGCTGGCGGGTCGCCGCTACGGCAATTGAGGCAGTGGTCGGGGCCACCGACACGCTGGAGACCGGTACGAATGGCACGCGGGTAATGGTCGGGGCCTGCTTGGCAACGGTGTAGTTCAGCGTGACCTCGATCAGGTCGCGCTTGCCGCCGTTTGGCAGGTCGCCATCCACCTCAAGGGCCGGGAACGACAGGTCGTAGCGGTTGCCCAGGCTATCGGTGATCGGGAACGCAACCGCGATCGTCTTGCGGCTGAAGGTGTTCTTCCAGATCTGCCAGGCGCGGTTAGACCAAGCCAGGGTGACGGTGCCGGTGATAGCTGCTTCAGTGGCGATCTGGGCGCCGGGGCCAAGCTTGCCGCTGCCGATGCAGCGCTGAGCCTGCAGGCTGTTGTCCAGGTTGACGGTCAGGGCCGATACGCAAGCTGAGCCCTCCAGGCTTACGCCATCCACTGTGATGCTGCCCACGTTCAGGTTCGACATGAACGGGGTGGTGGTCGGCGGGGTGATGGTGGCAACGGTGTTGGTGTCGCCGTCGGCATAGTCCAGGCCGGCCATGGTGAAGGTGGCGGTGATCTTGCCGTCAGACGGTATGTCCAGCGCGAAGACTGAGGCGTGCATGCCCTTGAACAGGGTGTACACGCTGACGTCGTTGAAGTTCTTCGCGACGGTGAAGGTGCGCCGGGTGCTACCCACGGTCAGGACGTCACCGGTCCAGGTACCGTAGAAGGCGGCCTCCAGCAGCTTATCGAAGGTGCCGTAGGACAGCTCGCCAACCAGATCGCCTTGAATATCGACACTGGATACCACCGAGCCCTGGCTGATGCGGGAATCGGTGATCTCATCGCTGACCTGAGTGTTTACGGTAGGCGACAGGGTGTTGCTGGTCAGGCGCAGGGTATCCCAAGCGCCGGTTGGTGGAGTGACGCCCGGGGTGACCTCGGGAATCAGGTAGCTGGTGACTTGGGCGCCGCTGCTCATGGGTTATCTCCGTTCTGCGGGCATAAAAAACCCGCTCGCGGCGGGTGGGTCTTGGTGTTTCGGGTCAGCCGGCGTGGAACCGGGTGTTCACATTGATCTGGTAGAAGCCCTCGAACTCACCTGCGTCTACCTGGCTGGTCTCAATGCACTCAAGGTCTCCACTGCTCCAGTATGCGAAGTGTGCCTCCAGCGCGTCGGCAAGCTCGTTCAATCCCTTGATTCCTGTTTGCAACCGCGCAAAGCACTGAACCGTGATGATTCCTGGCTTCCTGGTGTATGGGCGATCAGCCATGCCGGCCATGAAAGCCGTCGCGTGACCGATATGAAGTCTGCACCACAGCCCGGTAGCGGGTGGTTTGAAGGCGCCCGAGGTGTCGAGGTTCTGTGCCGGCACCTGGGCGTTCGGGTAGAAGATCCGGTCCTGCGCGATTCCAGTGAAGGCCTTCATGCGGCTGACGATGGCCAGCCTGATCTGTTCGTAGGTCATGTGAAAGCCGCCGATACACTGGTGAAGGCCAGGCCATAGACGCCATTGGGCGCCTGCTTGGAGTGGCCGTTTTCGAGCCTCTCGGCATAGGGCAGGTTGTTCTGCAGGTAAATCACCGTGTACGGCTTCAACCCTTGCAGCGCAGCCTGGCCCGCTGCCTTCGTTGAACCGCCGCTCTTGTCGAGGTTAGGACTGTCGGTGAAAACCGGTGCACCGATGCTCACCGTGTGGTTGCCACGAAAACGCCCGGTATCAACCGGTGAACGCTCGATCACCTCGGCCAGAAGAGCCATGGCGATGATTCGCGCCTGCTTAACTAGGTCGCTCTCGATCTGATCGATAAACGCCGTCGGCGGGATGCTCCATCCGGGCATTAGGATGTCCTCAGCTGGACTTCGATATGCGCCTGCGCCGGATCGGCCTGGACGCTCTCGACGCGGTAGGTCACCTGCTCGCCCGTCACCAGGTCCGGCGCGGTGATCTGGTGGCCGACCATGGGCTTGTCAGTCACTTCGTTGACCAAGGCGATCAGCTTCACGTCGCCGACCTTGATATTGATGTTGTCGATGCGCTTGCTGTCGTAGCCTGCCAGGACGCCGCGTCCGGTGTATGTCACAGGCTGAGAGCCCACACTGACTTCCAGCACCGGATCCCACTCGCCTTCACCCATGTAGGAGCCGGTGAAGGCATTGACCGCATCCGCCAGTTTGCCGTCGAAGGCCTTGCCGAGCTTGGTTTGTATCTTGTCGCGCAGTCCCATATCAGCCCCTAACCATCGGGATGGCGTTGGTGCCGGTCATCCACGGATAGAGCAGCGCCAAGGCGAAGTTCTCGCCCGCAGACAGCGCGGTTGAGCCTTGCACGTAGGTTTCGCTCACGGATACGCCTGATCCGGCCGATACCGTCTCGCTCACCGTCTCGCGCTCGGTGGCCTTGTACAAATCGCCCGTCGAGGCGACCTTTGCCACCTGGGCGCCGGCCTGCTTGATCTCGACCGGTACCGGGTCTGGCACTGGACGCTTAATCTTGCTGGTCAGCCAGGCATTGGCCTGCATCACAGAAAGGACCGGATCACCAGCCCCGGCCCAGCCCGACCCCAGCAGCGCGTCCACGTCGGCAACAGTGATGAAGTCGGTCATGGGTTATTCCTGGTCAGCCTTGTCGAGCAGCTCAGCTAGCGCGGGCCGTTCGGCCTTTTCGTCGAACTGGACGCCTTTCTCGGTCAGCTTCGCCTTGATCTCGTCGACCTTCAGGCCCTTGGATGGCTTATCACCGCGAACCTTAAGCGGCTCCGGGTGCTCGTAACCTTCCGGCGCGAACTGGGCGTCGATGATCTTGTAGCCCTTCTGGCGCAGCTCAGCCTTGCGCTCAGCAGTGACCGGGTGTTTCTCGTAAACGACTTTCTCGCTCATGGCGATCTCCCTGGGAATGCGCCCCGAAGGGCGCGGTACCTGTTACTTGGTGGCGTCGCCGATGGTCAGCACGCCTGCCGAGGCCTTGATGCTGTTCGCCACCAGGTCCCAGTTGGAGCCCGTGGCCAGCTCGGCGCTGGTTGGCGACTTGCCGCCGTTGGCGGTGTCCCAGGTGTAACCCTTGAGGCCCATCCCGAAGGTGTAGTCGGCCTGCATGGTGGTCTCGATACGCTCCTTGCCGTTGGAGGTATCGATGTTGGTGATCAGGTCGGAACCATCCATCACCATTGCAGCGCCGTCAGCCAGGCTCAGCACCTTCTGCTTGTTCGGGGTGCCGGCCTCGTACAGCGCCGCGGCGTCAGTGATGATCACGGCCTTGCCCAGGATGTCGACCACCTGCACACCGCTGAAGGTGAACAGCTTCTCGGCGTTGACCAGGTTCTGGCCGATCAGCTTGTGGTACATGGCGCCGGTCATTACCTGCGCAATGAGACGCTGCGACGCATCACCGAACAGCGCGTGAGCGTTGTTGATGGCGACGTAGTTCACCCCAGCAGTGGCGGAAACATCGTTGGTGGCGGATGGCTGGTTGCCGATAGCGGCGACCAGGGCGGCGATGGCAGTGTTCAGCTGGTCCGCCATGATGGCCTCGGACAGGTTGCGGCTGATCACTTCCAGCGCTTCTTCCGGGTTCTTCTGCACCCAGGACAGCTGCGACGGCTCCCACAGGATCGGCCCGAAGCCGCCTGCGATCTTCACCGAGTCGTACTGCTTCTGAGTCAGCGGGGTTGCAGCCTGCGCGCCGTTGGCGGCATAGCGGTCAACACGGCGCTGAGCGCTGTGCAGGCCAGCCCAGAACGACTCTTGCAGGAAGTCGCCGTCGATGCCTTGAGTGGTCAGGCGGATGGAGCCGGCGGAGGCAGCGTTGAACTTCTCAACGTCCTGCGCCAGGGTTTCGATGGTGGTTCGTTTGAGGTATTCGTTGAATACCTTCATGTTGGACAGAGACATAGGCGCTCCTAGATTAGGTGTTCGCGGTCATCGCTTTGATGGCCGCGACGCGATCTGCTTTGCTGCCGCCAAAGTTGCCCTTGGCGCCGGAATTGCCGCCACCACCGTTCTGAGCGCCGCCGCCATTGGCATCGGAGCTTTTCAGGATGTGGTCGCGGTGCGGGTATTGCGAAACAAGTGTTTCGATGGCTTCGTCGAAGTCGGCCAGTTCGCCCGGACGGGAGCGGCTGAAGATCTTCTGGCCCTGGGCGTCATAGGCGACGACCTTGCCCTCTTCGATCTTCAGGTTGCGGCCGAAGGTGGCTTGCACCATGTCCGCCGGCACCGCCAGCTTGTCGGCGATGAACTTGGAGCGGGCGAAGTTGCCGCCGATCATCTCGGCGTACAGCTGCTGCTCGAAGGTCGCTGCCTTGCCGTTGGCTTCGTCCAGCTGGGTTTGGAAGGCCTTGCTGATTTCGCCCTTCACCTTCTCGATCTCACCCGCATCCACGAGCTTCTTGGCGTCGAGATTGGCGACAGTTTCCAGCGCCTTGATGGCTGCAGCTGGGTCGGAGATGCCTTCAAAGGTCTTTACCAGGCCTTCGGCAGTCTCTGCGCGGGTGCGGTGCGACTTGGCTTCAGCGTTCAGCCGGGTGATGGTGTCGCGAGTGCCAACGGCATCGAAAGCGATGTCCTTGCCGTCGTCACCAGTGAACACGGGCTTCCCATCCAGGACTTCCGCGTATTGCTTGCCATCCACTTCAACGATCTTGAGCTTCATTGTTTCTCCTAGCAGGCCATCCGGCCCGGTGCGCCCCGCTCATCCGAACAGACAGGCAGAAAAAAGCCCCGGCGATTGCCGAGGCTGATGATTTGGTGGTTACAGGCCGGCGCGGCTGAAGGCGGCGGCGTCACGCTCGCGCAATTGCTCAAGCGTCAGGTACTTCGACTTGTCGTTGTAGAACGAATCGATGCTCATGCCGCCATCGCGGAGCAGCTTGCCGCGGGTCGGGCCAAGAACTTCGTCCTGCCGGGCAGCGCTCTGCCCCTTCAGCCACTCGCCGTAGCTGATGGATTGCGGGACCTGGCCGTCCATGCTGGCTCGGGTGCTTTCGGGAAGGCCCTTGGCCAGGCGCAGCGCTTCGTATTCCTTGATGATCGGCACCGATGTGCTACGGCAATTCCAATGGATGCGGCCAGGGCCCAGGCCCCATGGCACCTGATGACCGACCGGGGCGTGGCCGTCGTCATTCTCATAGACGAGGCGGTCGCGCAGTCGGCAGGGCGCAGATGTCCGACTGTCGAGGGTGCTCAGCCAGCGCACCTCGCCGACAATGTCGGCGTTTTCCTTGTAGAACTTGTCGCGGGCGCCCTGGGCGATATGGCTGATGGCCGTGCGGGTCATCGACTCTATGTCCTGCCGGCTGCGCTCCAGAAGACCGTCCTTGTATCCCTCGGCCTTGACGCCCATCACGCGGCGCACGATCTGGTCGGTGGTTTGCCCCTCGACCATGCCGATACGAATGCCGTCGCGGATCTTGGCGGCGCGGCTGGCCTCCAGGTCGCTGGTCCATTCCTTGAGCAGTCGCCCCTGGAATGGACGGGCCAGGGCGATTTCGCGCACCTGCTTGACGTTGACCGTGGCCAGGTCGACCTGCACTAGCACCTGCTCGGGAATCACCTTGGTGAACAAGGCACCCTGATAGGCGACTTCATACTTGCCGATCTCGACCACGGACGCGGCCATGGCCTCGAAGATGACCGAGTAGATTTCTTTGTTCAGCGCCATGACCGAGGCCAGCACGGTGTTCATGTGCTTGGCGGTGTACGACTCAGCCCCCAGGCGCTCGATGGCGGCGATCAGTTGCGCCCTCAGGTCGGCATCGACACTGTTGAGCAGCTTGATGATCTTGTGCGCCTCGGCGTTGCTTAGGTGCTGCAGGTCGACCGCATGGCTGATCGCGGCCGCCTGCAGCTGCTCGTTGACCGTTGGCATATCAGATCGCTCCTAATGCCGGGCCTTGTTCCTCGATGCGCGCCTTCTCGGCTTCCCAGTCCAGCTCGTCGCTGATGACGCCCCGGCGCTGCATTTCCGAGTACAGGGTTTCGTCGCTGATCTTGCCCGAGTTGGCCATGCTGATGAGGTTCGGCAGCGATACCTCAGGGGCGAAGTCCGAGTCGAAGTTGCCGCGCATCTCGACGTGCCCGCCCTGCGTCTGGCCTTGGTAGTCGGCCATGATCTGCAGCAGCTGCGCCAGGCAGTCAGCGAACTGGCCGGCCAAGCGCGCCAGCGGGGACAGCTCCTGCGCCGCCTCTTCGTTGGCCTGCGCCGCAGTCTTGGTCTGCTGCTTGTCTTTCTGCAGCAGCTTGGCCCCGGCCATGCGCATGTCTTCGACCAGGTCGTTGAGCGAGTCTCGGCCGGCGGTGATCGCCTGCCCGGTGTGCTCGACGTACTTGGCATTGCCATCCTTCGGCATCCGGGTCGCGCTGGCCGAACTGATCGTCAGCTGGAATTGGTCGTCGTCGGTGAACACGAACAGCAGCGGCACCCGGGCGACGTGCAGCAGGTTGTCTTGATCACTCTGCGACTGCCAGTGCTTGACGTTCAGGTGTGCCAGTTCCAGCAATGGCGGTTTGGCCGTCAGCGGGCCGGTGCGGCCGGTGTAGAACGTCACCAGGGGGATGTAGGTCAGGCTGGTGGAGCCTTGACCACTCTGCACCCACTCGCCGCTACCATCGGGCTTGCGGTAGGTGCGCCAGTGGCCTGGCTCCAGCACGCGGACCTGATTCACGCACTTGATGCCGAACTCGCCATCCTGCTCTTCCACCGTTTCCAGGTAGCGGAACTGGACCAGGCGAGCACCTTCGTAGCGCCAACCCAGCACCTGACCGGGCTTGATGATCACCGCATACGGGCGAACCCCGGCAGCGGTCTCCTCGGCCACGGTCTTGTACAGCTTGTTGCCTTCGGCGTCGCGGGTGGGTTGGTGCTCGATCAGTGCGTGGCACAAGCCTTTCGCCAATGCCTCGCGGAACCACTCGACCGACCACGAGTTCAGGTCGTTGCCGCCCAGGTCGATGTCTGTGCAAAGGGCCTTGATCTGCTCCGGCACGTCCTCGCCCAGCTGTAACGGCTCGGCAAATACGCGGGAAGTGTTGTTGCCCACCGTCTCGGCGTAGGCCGGGAGCAAGGTGGACAGCTTCAGGCGCTCGGCGTAGGTGTCATCCCTTTCTGCCGGGTATTGCGGCAGCAAGGCCTTGCCAGCGGCGCGCATGGCCTGAGTGCCGCCCATCAGCGGGTCGACAATAGCCCAGTACCCGCGCATGCGGTCGACTGCCGGTAGCGTGATGGCAGGGTTGTCGTTGCTCATACGGGTCAGATTCTCAGGTCTTGGGTTTGGGTTGGGGTCGGCTTGCGCTTGGTCATGGCCACCGCGAAGTAGCGGAAGGCGTCAGCGCCGTGCGACGTGTTGTCGTGCAGCGGTCGATCCTTCCAGCAGCCGCGCTTGTCGTCCCACTCCTTTCGGTAGTTCTCCAGGTGGGTGACGCCTTCGTCGCACTTGGCTTCATCGAACGCGCATAGCGGCAGGATCTCCCGCGCCGCCTCAATGCCATCGTCTACGCCGATCTTGGGCACCACCTGGAACTTCAGGCTGTACTTCACCCCGTCGATCTCGTAGCCGTCTTTGGCGATGTCCTTGCGGGTCTTGGCGTCGCTGCCGAACTCGCGGTTTTCGATGTCGTGCGGCCCCCAGTGCTCGCTGTACGTGTAGCCGCGATCCTTGAGCACCTTCATGTAGTGCCGCAGGCCTTCGCCGCTGTTCTCGTAGTAGTCAATGACGTGGTACTCGGTGCCGACCTTGCGAACGAACCAGATGGCCGTCGAGTCGCCGATACCGATGTCCCAGATGGTCATCACTGGGAGGTGCGAATTGTCCGGCAGCTTTCCGATACGCCCAGCGGCGTACAGGCGGGTGAACTGCTGCGCGTAGTAGGCGCCTTCGACCGATTGCTGGAACGCCTCGACCGGGATCGACGGGTATTCCCGCTTCATATCGTCGCCGAGGGTCTTTTCCTTGGCGGTGTACCAGGCGCGCTGGCCGAGGTTGGTGACGATGCCGTGCTTGGCGGTCAGGTCGTCGAAGTAGCGGGTCAGACGGTCAGGGATGACCACTTCTGTCGGGTCCAGCCAGTACAGCGGATTGCGCCACCAGCTGAAGAAGAAGAACTTCCAGTCCAGCAGGCCCAGTGGCACGCCGGCCAGCTGCTGCTTCTCGGCAGACTGGCTGTAGTCGAAGAAGTACCCGGCCCGGCCTTCTGCCGTCGACTCGATGGTGACGAAGCACTCAGCGGCCACAGCCTCGAACGCACCGGTGACGATCTCCCGCGCCTTGTGCGGGAACTTGGCGCAAATCTTCCCGAACTCGGAAACGTGCAGGTAGCGCAGCGTGCCGCCCCGGAAGGAGGTGGACACGTACAGCGACCCGCCCTTGCTGAACACCAACTCGCCCGCGGCATCGTTGCGCGCCGGGTTGGCCGCCTTTATCTCCTTGGGCAGGTGATCGTAGGCGTACTTCACCTTCTCCCGGAACAGTCGTTTGGCGTCGTTCAGGGTGTGGGCGATCAGGGCGCACTTGGCTGCCTCGAACAGCGCGGCATCCAACTGGACGATGCACACCAGCGTGGTAAAGCCCAGCTGCCGAGCCTTCAGGATGATGTTGCGGGTGTGCATCCCCTGGAAGTAATCGACCTGCTCCTGCGTCATGCGGAAGCGGACCTTCTTGCCCTGCTTGTCCGTGATGAAGTACAGGTTGTTCAGCCGCCAAAACCGGTCCCGGAGCAGTTTCATGTGCTCGGGCTTCATGGTCAGGCATCCTTCGAGAGTTCATCCATCAGCTGCGACAGTTCATCGGCGTCTTTCGACTGCTCCTTGTCGTCCAGGCCGAATGCAGTGCGCTCAAGCACCTGCAGGTTCTTCATGGCCGAGGACAGCTGGAAAAGTGTTTTGGCATTGCTGGGCAGAGCCACGGCGGAAAGCATGGATGCTCGGCGGAACCCGCTCTCATCTCCAGCTGTATCGCGCTCAATCTCGTCTTCGATCTCTTCGCGGCGCTGGATAGTGTTACGAAGATCATCCATCAGCAGGTTCGCAAGGTTCGCGGCTTTGCGAATGTCGCGGCGGTGGCTGCGAACAACCGTCGCGCCCTCTTCTGCCGCCTCCTCGATGATCTCGGCGTCCCGCTCAGGGTTCGCACATTGGTCTTCGCGAACCTCGCCGCGAACCAGCTTGTTGCGAACCTCCTTGCGGACCTGCTCAGAAAGGTCCCGCTCCCAGCCCAAGGCCTTGGCCTTTTTCCGGATGGCGGTGTCGCTCACCCCGTTGCGGTCAGCGATGGTACGGATGGAAAGCGCCCCGGCCCGGTAGGCTCGTTCGATCGCCTCCCAGTCGGGGTGCTTGGTGGTCATGGATAGATCCTGATACTTGAAATAGTGGCGTGTTGCCGGTATTGGTGAGGATCAATTCAACGTAAGGAAAGCAGCATGGCACTACTGGATTACGTGAAATACGCGAACGGTGACGCTCGAGATAAACGAGCTCTCGCAGTTAATGCGGCCTTGGAACTCATCTCCGTCAGGATCGGCGCGACGTCCCCGAACGGAAATCACTTGGATCAGGAGCTAGGGAAACTCTCAGGCTATGCCGACTTGATTCAACAGGCTCTGAAAAAAGTCGAGTAAGTGACTCGTGCCGCACTCACCTGCGGCACACCTACCCTGCCAGCTCGCCAATCCTCATCGACCTGATCTTCCCCCCGGTGCTGGTGTCGCGCCTGGCAGCCATCTCGACGGCCTTCTCAGCGGAAGCACCCATATCCATCGCAGCGAAGGCGTATGGCGTGCCACTGCCGATGGCGTATGGACGATCAGGCTTGATTGGCGACTTCCATAGGCCGGTATCGTCATCTACGGCAACCGTCATCAGTCTGCCGCCATCAAGGACGATTGCAGATGCGTCGACCTTCCCCGATGGGGCAGTGCCGAAGTAGGCAGCCACCAGCGCGTCATAGTCACAGAGGGCGCCGGACAGGAAGAACTTCACGCCGTCGCGCTCAATGCACTTGTCGCAGTCGTCATCGGTGATCAGGTCGCCTCGGGTGACGCGTGAGTCGTAGGCGATCACGCCATCCTTGTACGCGATGGTGGTCATTCAGGGTGAACCTCGATCTTGATGCCGCTCCCCACCCAGTAGCTGAAACGCTCAGGGCATGGCTCTCGGCCAGTCAGCCTGGCCATGACGAGGACGCCGGCCAGGTAGTACTTGAGCCACCACTTATGGCAGCAAGCGATGCGCACGGTGACCGATGCCATCTTCCTGCCCTCAGCTGAACGGGTCAGCCGGCTTGGCGATCGAGCGCACAAACCACATGAAGCCCTGCTGCAGGTTGGTCTTGGCCAGGGCCAGCAGACGCGGGTCCACGCCTTCGATCTGGCCGATCTGTTTAAACAGCTCGCCGGCATCCGCTTCTAGGGCCTTGATGGAGTTCATGCCATCGATCTCACTCTGGGTGAGGTCGCGGTAGCCGGTGATCTTCTTGTGCTGGTTGTCCATGGTGGATCCTCTGGTGGTCGCGCCACGAAACGGCGCAGTTCGAATTTGTGGCGCGGATCAATCAGCCTTGCGGGCCGGCAGTTTGAAGTCAGTGACGCGGTCGGCAATGTTGCGCACCTTCTCGACACCGAGGAAGCCTACCCATCCACCTACGAACGTGGACATGCTCTGCGGCAGGCCGAAGAACTCCAGGCCGCTGATGATCGTCAGGGTCAGGCCGCCGCAGATCGCACCCTCGACCAGCATCTGGCGACGGGTTCCACCTCCGTAGGTGATTCGCAGAACAGCCATGGCGCAGGAAAGGCCTGCCGCGCACAGGAGGGGCGAATGCTGGCTCAACCACGCAAGAGCAATCGCCCAGGTGTCTGGTTTGTCTGGCATGTTGGACATACTCGATATCCCCTGAGGGGCGGCAAGAAGAAAAGGCCCGGCAAGACCCTATTGAGGGACCGGGTAAGCGTGCGGAGCAGCACATAACGAAATTGGAGCGGGCAGAGGGAATCGAACCCTTCTCTGCTCAGCGTGGAAGGCTGGCGGCAAACCTGCTGCTTGCCCGCTTAGCGTGGGTCTTTCCCCACCTGTCCGCCGAAGACCCTCCCGACGCCAGCACCCTACTGCACTGGTCTCGCCGACTGGATCTCGCGCCACCCACGGTTAGTCGAGGCATGGATGCGCGGGCTGCCGGTGTTTTCCTGCATCGCGGCACTACCGGCTTATCCGCGTCCAGATACCCCTTTCGGGCCACTCTGGCTGTGGGTCCCGCACCAGAAACAAAAAGCCCGGCTCGATGGCCGGGACTCTTGAGGCCCTCTCAGGGCCAATAAAAAAGCCCAGCTCAATGGCCGGGCTTTTGGTCAATCCTCAACACACGCAGGAATGACAGGATGAGGAAATAATGTTGCATCGTTGCACTGGTGTCAAGCGGCATCTGCCATCAAAACGCCTTCCTCCTGAAGTATCTTGCCAGACGCTTCTAGAGCCTCCGCAACCATCTCGTCCAGAACCTTCTCGATGGCCTTCTTCCAGCGCCAGTAGGTAGTGCGATTTAGGCCCTGGCTGTCCCAAGTGTTGATGTCGTAGAACTCGGCCGGCAGCACGATCATGTCGGTGGAGCGCTTTACGTACTGCTCGCGGCGCGCCTGGCCAGCGTCCTCGGGCATCTCGCCGCCCTCCAGGTGTTTCACCACCCCAGCATGCAGCGAGTCGAACTCAGCACGCTCACGGGCCGCACGGCTGGCCACCTCATGCCCCGACTGCGCCTGAACGCCTTTCACTGGCGGAATGGCCCAGGCGGTGACCGCCTTGTACCGGAACAGGTTCGGCGCCTGGGTGGCGATCAGCGGTACCAGCTTTCCGATCGCATCCACCTTCTTGGCCTTGTGGGTCGAGAACCTGGCCGTCAGTGCATTCCAGTGCCGCGGGATCAGCTTGCTGTGCAGGCGGGCGTGAACCCAGCAGTCCACCAGCATGGCCGCGTCCTTCCCGGTGATCTCACCCTTGAGCTTCGAGGCTTGGACCTTTGGCTCAAAGTCGCCGCCGCCAACCCCGCTCATGGTATCTGCCGCAAGGGCGCGGACTACTGCTGCCAAAACGCTTTGGTATTTCATTGCCCCTGCTCCTTCTTGCGGCGATACGAGATGACCAGGCAGCGCACAATGGCGTAGCTGGCGAAGATGAACATGCCCAGGATGAGCAGCTGGGCGCTGTCGGTTGGTGTCCAGTTCATGCTGCTGTCTCCCGTGCCTGTATGCGGACGCGCACGGCGCCGCCCTTGGTCGTTTCTTTGCTCACCCTGATCTGGGTTGCGAACACGTTGTCATCGATGCCCAGGGCATCTGCCAGGCCGTCACGGCCAGCCTTGAACATCGCCAGCAAGTTGTCGTCGTCGCGCCGTCGGCGATCTGGCGGCACGAACTCCAGCATGAGCAGCGCGTCACCCTCCGGAGCCTTGATGCCTGCCTGCTTGGCCAGCAGATGGCAGGCTGCCCGGTAGGACTTGGCCGCCTTGCTCTTCTTGCTCCAGTGCCCGCGCGAGTTCGGGCTGCATGCGGCCGGTGGCCACGGTAGTGTCAGTTCCGTCATGCGGCCCCCTTGATGGTCAGAATGCCGGCCCGGATCAGGGCCTCATGAGTCTCAGCGATTGCCCGGGGCATGTCGGACCAGTCCACCTCGCCCTTCCCGCGCCCGTCGAGCACGTCGTGGCAGGCGCTGCAGGCGTAGACCGCCACGGTGTCGAAGCCCTTCATGCCCATGCCCTTCTGGCCGCATGGCAGGTGGGCCAGTACGGTGGTCTCCGGGTTGAAGTTGCAGATGCCAGGAACGCGGACAGTGCAGTCCTGGCCGCGGGCGCTCTCGCGCACCTTCTTGCTGACTACGCGCATGGCTCGGCCTCCTTGGCTTTCTGCTGCTCAGGTTCGAAGTCGCCGCGCAGGGGCATAAGGAACTGCTCTCGGCATGGCCCTTCTGAGGTCGTCACGCCGCGCTTGTCGGTGTACTGCCCCTCGGTCAGCTGAACAAGCCAGATACGGTTCTCCTCGACGTTGTCTACCCATCCGCCAGCCTCAAGGAAAATCACCCGATCATCGCCAAGGTATTCGATCAACTCCACCGTTCTGCCCAGCGTCTCGTATGCCGTCAGGGTGCCGACGATCAGCGCAAGATCACCAGCCTTGAATTGATGGCTCATGCCGCCTCCTCACTCAACAGATCACTGAACACCACACCCTGCGGCGCGAACTCGCCCACGATTCTGTCGGTGTACTGGCAGCCCTGGGCCCGGTCGAACAGCCGAGTCACCGGGAAACCATCCGGCCCGAACATCGCGCATGGCCCCATCAGGCGAAGCTTCACCTCATACGGCAGGTGGATGAACGACTCCGCCCAGCCGGTGCGGAACTCATCGCAGCCAGCGCGCATGATCGGCACGCCAAAGTGCAGCTTGCAGTACCGGCGCACATCCTCGATGTCACCCATCTCTGTGCTCTTGGCGATTCGGTCGTACATCGACCACCACAGGGCGTTCTGGTCCAGGGTGCGGTCCCTGCCCGGACGCATGCTGACCACGACGAACTTCTTGTCGCGGAACATGCGGGTGAGCATGGTCACGGCTTCGGACAGCTTGGCCTGAGAGTTGACGGAGATTTTCTCAGCCATGGGATACCTCCTTGGCCGCCGCAATCAGCAGGTCGCACCGGCTCACGGTGCGATCCAGTACCTCTTGCCGCTTTGGCCGATAGCTGCCCATGCTCTGCCGATGCTGATCAGCCTCAGCGGCCGCACTGTCCCGCAGGTCTTCGAGCAGTTCGAGATCGCAAACCACCTTTCCGGCAATGGATTTGCGCAGCGCCTCGTTCTCGGCCTTGAGCTGGTCGATCTGCTTGCCCCGCTCCTCAGATGCGAAGCTCACGCGGTTGTAGTTGAGGCACACCTGCTCATGAGCCTCACGCAATTGTTCGATCTCCGCGAGCAGGGCCAAGATGGTCTTGGGCATAGCCATCTGGAGATAGTCCTGAACGGCTTTGACCTCAATAGGATCTGCGCCAACAGCCATGGTGATGTTCACATCGGTTGTGACTGCATTGGCCGCCTCAGCCAGCGCCTTCAACTTATGCTTGTCGATGGTCATGGCTTCACCTCACATTCAGGCCAGATCAACTGCGCCTCACGCAGCGCACCGGCTTGATCCAAGCTCTGCTCCATCAGCACCATCTGGAAGGCCTTGGGGCCTACGATTACTGTCCATACGCGCTTCATGGGGTCACCTTCAGGCCCTGGGCCTCGATTGCCTGTCGAACCTCCTCCGCGTAAAGAACTTGAGGGTCCGTGTACGAGCCATTCATGTGAGCCTCGGGCAACTCCACCACCACAGCTTCGCGGGAGGCGACGAAAGCGTTGCGCATGTGTTTGCGCACATATGGCTCAAGTGGCATCCATCCATTAGCCCCTCGGTCTTTTTCGTAGCCATCCAACCAAGCATCGAACTCGTTACTGGCCTGCTCGCGCATCTTGTTGGTGTCCATCAGTGCTTCTCCTGCGTGAACAGCACGTCAAATCGCTCTGGCGGGTACGACACGGCGTAGCCCAGCTTCTTGCCGGTTGCTGCTTCGTCGAGATCGCACAGGCACTCGTCCTCATCCAGCGACCGGCCGGAAATGCTCACCAGATCGGAAGGCTGGCAGCCAAAGGATCGAGCCAACTCGTAAACGGTCGTGACCACGTCGCCGGAGCCGTCGAGCTTTTCGGTTTCAGCCCAGGTGCACATCACACCCCCTCCCCAGCCGGCTGCCCGGCGCGCTTGATGTTCAACTTGGCCAGCAGGTGTGCACGGCAGGCGGCAGCACCACTGGGAATTTGCTGGACTTCGAGCAACCGGGCCTGGCGTTGGCTGGCGTACTCGTCGGCCAGCTGGGCGGCGCTCTTCTGGCTGTCGTGGCCGATGCCGGCGGCGATGTCGCCCAGGGGCTCGCCGGCGACCAGCATGCGGATCGTGATGTCGTAGGCCCGCGCGAATACCTTCTCGGCCCGCTCCACCTCCATCGACCCAAGGTTCTGCGCCTCGCACTGCAGGGCCGCGTGGCGCACCGCTGCGTGCGACCAGGTGCGGGAGCCGGCACGACTGGGGTGGAAGTTCTCCAGCGCCTCTGCCAGGGCCCGCGCAAGCGGCGGAATGCCCATCTCCTCCGGCGTCGGCTGGCACAGCTTGATGAACTTGCCGCTGCTCGGGGCGAAGTCGGTACCCAGCACCCGGCACTTCTGGATGCCGAAGCGGATCTGCTCGAGCGTGTTGATGCCGGCGGCGACGAAGGACTTGATCCAGCTGCGCTTGGCAGCCTTCAGGGCCTCGTCATCCGGCCAGGCCTGCTTCCACGCTGGGAAGATGGCCTGCAGCTCCTTGAACAGGGCGTTGACCACTTCGGTCGTGCCCGGGTCCAGCTGCTTGGCCGGTGCCTGCACCTCGGCTGGCAGGTTGCGGGCCGTGGCCATGATCTGCGTCACGCTGCGCAGTTTCGGTTGTGCGCTCATAAGCCCCCCAGGTCATCAGCCCAGCTGGTGTCGTTGAAGTTGGGACCGCTGGCCGGGCGGCGAGATGCGGACTGGTTGGAGCCTGCCGGTTGTGGCAGCTCGTCTTCCCAGCGCTTGCCGTTCAGCCAGGTCGAGGCGTGCGGGATGAACTGGCCGCCATCCTTGGTCCAGTCGGTCGACACGGACCAGGCAGCCAGCGCCTTGGCCATCAGGTCGAACAGGTCATCGGTGACCTTGATCTTCGCCCAGGCCTTCTTGGCGTCAGCCTTGCTCACCTTGCGGGGATAGATCTTCCAGAAGCGCTCGAAGTCGACCAACTCGCTTTCGCGAGAGTCAGTCCTTACTCCATTCAGTTCTTGCTTACCTTCAATACTTACTAGTGTCGGATTTGCCGGATACGGCTGAGCCGGAAGCGGTTCAACCGGATACGGCAAAGCCGGAAGCGGTGTTTCCGACACGACGTAGTGGGTTTCGCCCAGCAAGCCGGACTCGCTGCGGTCCTGGCGGCGCTCGACGTAGCCGGCAGAGATCAGCTCTTGCAGCAGGCCGTACACACCGTCACGACCGGTGGGCTTCGAGGACTTGGCAGTCTCGTTACGCAGGTGAGTGACGGATACAGCCCAGTGGTCAGGCTTGCCCAGCAGGAAGACCAGCAGGCCACGGGCAGCCCAGCTCAGGCGCCCGTCCTCGCTGATCGACTTGTTGAGCATGTAGAAATTGGCCTCGGGGCGCGGCGCGCGGATGATGCTCATGCTGTGCGCCTCCCCTGGCCACGGAAATCTACGGTCTTCGTGCCCTTCCAGCTGTTGCAAGGGGCGCATAGGGTTTGTAGGTTTTCTTCTGTAGCTTCGCCGCCCTGGACCTCTGGAACGACATGATCGGCACGCAGATCGGCCCGGCTACCGCAGCGCAGGCAGGCGTACCCGTCGCGCTCAAACACGGACAGTCGAACCCTCGGGCTGATCACCTTTTTCCGGTAGGATGGCTTGGCGGGAGCATCACCTTCGAATGCCAGGATGAACCTATCGCGCCCGGCAACCTCGATCAGCCTCCGATCTTCAAGGCCTTCAATGAGACGCTTAACCTGGTCCTCCGGAATGTTGGTGTAGCGCGCGATAGAGGCGGCACTGACGCTGGAGAACGGCTCCTGCGCGTTGTCACAGATGCAGAGCAGCACGAACTTTTCGAGCGGATCGGCTTCTTGCTGCCCCAATGCCCACATCATGGATTGGACGCTCACTGGTCGCACTCCTCTGCGCCTTGCTCTGCGCACTCGCACGGCACCAGGATTGGCTCGCCCCACGGCTGACCCCCACCCGAGTCGGTCAGGCCTGTGTCACTGCACTTTTGACAGACTGGTGGCTCTGCGTACTTGATCAGAGCGGCATCGATGCGTTTTGCCATAGCGCTGAGCGAGCCATTCCAGTCCCTGCCGCCCCGCACTTCACGAAGCAGCGCGCACAACGTTTCAATGTTTCCGCGCAACTGGCGGTTCTCGGCTCGAACACAGTCATCCTGGATGGCTGCGTCATCGTGCATCGTGAGGGCGAGTTGCAGCTTCGCGACCTCCAGCTCGAGCAGGTCATAGGCCTCTGCCATCACGACATAGGGTCCGCACGGGTCGTAGCTGATGCGATTTCCTGCCTCTGAAAGCATCTTGACGGCCTTGTAACGATGAACTTCGCTCATGCTGCACCCCTCACAGCCTTGTCGTGGGTGTGCAGGCCATCCCCGGCGCATTCACATGCAGCGGCGAGGGACGCTACAGCCCGCTCATGGCGGCGCCTTGCGTTGTACTCGGCCTTCTTCGCCGCCTGGACACGTTCGTATTGGGAGTTGGTGAACATCATCACCGGCAGGAAGGCGTCGTTATCTGGATCGAATTTCCCCTCTGGCCGGCCATGGGCCTGGAAGTAGGTGTCGTACATCGAGCGCAGCTCAGCCTTGAGGGCCTTGGTTGCAGTCGAAGCCTTATGCAGATCAAGGGCCGTCATGGCCGCCCGCTCTACCAGTTGCTGATAGGTAATGGTGGGCATGGTCAGAACTCCAGGCGCTTGATTTCAGAAAGCAGCGCACGGCTGTGACGCTGGATGTAGATCTGGCTCAGCTTCTTCTTGCGCGACTCGAAGTCCATGCCCACGTCAATCAGGGAGGCATTCACGCGCTGAAGGTGCTCGATGCAGCGTATTTCGCACGGAGTAAGGTGGTCACGGATCGAGTCAGTTGGGCTGATGCAGTGCGCCGCCCGGTATGCCTTCGACGGCATGCCCAGCGCGATGCGGTTGATGAGGTCGAACTCGTTGCTGAAGTGGTAATGCTTAACGTCCTTACCGACAGACAAGCGACCATGCTTGATAGCCTCGGTCAGGGCCGGGGCCTCAAGGCGCGCTCTCTCACGGGCCTGGCGCCCTTCGACTACTTGGATGTGCCCTACCACCACGGCGTCGAAGGTGCGGATTACATGTAGGTGGAATGCGGGACTGATCCACATCGCGTAGCTGTATATGAGCTCGCGGCTGGCGTAGGTGCCGCCGTACCGACCCGCTTTTGACTCGACAGGTTTAAAACCCGGATTTTCCGTAATTAGAAAACCCTCGATTTCCTTGGTCGCCTGGAGGCTCAGCCACTCGTTCGGCCTAATGTCCTTCACAACCCCATCAGCCTTTGCGGCCTTCTCCAGGTCGTTCAGGGAATAACGCCCCTCACTGTCCTGCCGGATCTTCACCCCGCAGATAGCAATTGGCTTGTCTCGCGCCACGAAATCGTGGTTTGCATTTTGTGGCGCGGGCCGATTGAGGGCCTGTACACTTGGGGTCTGCATATGCATAATTCCCTTCAGAGTTTTGTGTTGCAGAGAGCCGGGGTGCCACCCGGCTTTTTTGTGCCCGCAATTCGGGCTTATCAGGGCCTGTTCAGGCCTTGCGCTGGAACGGAATAACCGCTCCCCTCGCGTTTCGAGGTTTCGTTCGGCTGGCCAGCTCTCGATCAATCAGCTCGGCTGCTAGCGCTTCCGGGGTAATCCCCCGCTTCCGCGCCTCTCGCTCAAGCAACTCCATCGATCCCTGGTCCAGACCGAATTGTTCGGTCGGCATAGGGCCTCCTCGCGGCCTTCAGGCTGCGGTTTGATCGCCGGTATTCTCCGAAGCCAGCGCAGCCAACTGCGCTTCCAGCAGTTCGCGGCACAGCACGGCACGCTGGGTGCGGTGATACGCGGCTAATGCCTGGATCAGGTTGAAAGTGTCCTCATCGACCCGGACCTTGATCTCACGGTCATGCAGGTGCTTGGGGTTGGCGTACATGCGGGGATAGCTCCTTGCAGTTGGAAATGATTAGGCGGCGACTTGCGCAGGCGGAAACGCATCGTCGAGGGCACAACTGGCACCGAGGACGTTCAGCGCTTCCACAATGAGTCGCGCCTCTTGCAGGCCTGGGTTGCGCAGGCCTGATTCGTAGTTGGCCAGGCGGGACTGATTCCAGCCGAGCTGACGGCGCAGCGCTGCCTGGGTAACGCCAGCCCTTTCGCGAATCGTTCGGACTTGGTTCATACGGTCTTCCTCCATTGATGATCGAAGGATAAACACGCATCGTGTTAATTGCAAACACAATAAGTGAAAGCCGGTTATTTCGTTTCGTGATGAAATTCCGCGTATGAATGAATCATTGAGCCAGCGCATCAAGCGTCTGAGAAAAGCGACGGGAATGTCCCAGGCCCAACTGGCAGAGGCCTGCGGCTGGAAATCGCAATCGCGGGTCGGGAATTACGAGGCAGGCACGAGGGAGCCGACCTTGGCAGACATCGCGGCCATGGCATCGGCCTTGGGCGTCGACCAGTCCGAGCTACTGCTTAGCCAGCCTGTCGTCGAGGCTCCTACCACAACAGTTCGAAGCACGGCCGACTTGGTTAAGCTGATGCTTGCCAAAAGTGGTAAGGGCATTCCGGAAGAAGCCCGGCAGCGCTTGATAGCCGCGGCTGAGGGTTATTCCTTGTCTGGGGTCATGTCTGATGACATGAAGCGCCCTGGCCTGGTCGGGGACGAGGTCCGGATCGCTCACTACGATATCCGCGCTGCAATGGGTGGCGGCCAACTCCCCCACGACTACCCGGAAATGCTCAAGGACATTCGCGTCAGCCCCAGTCACCTGCGGGAAATCGGCGTCGAGTTCGAGGAGCACTACCACCTGAAGGTGGTCACCGGCTGGGGCCAGTCGATGGAGCCCACCATTAAGCATCGCGACCCGCTGATCGTGAATATCAACGTCCGCGACTTCGTGGGCGATGGGGTGTACCTCTTCGTCTGGGATGACCTGCTCTACATCAAGCGGCTGCAGGTGGCTGATGAGGAGCACTACGAGATGATTTCGGACAACCCGCGGCACAAGGACCGGCTGATCCGCCGGGACATGACCTATATCCAAGCCAGGGTGCTGCTGGTGTGGAATGCCCATTTAGTATGAGGCCACAACTCCCACTCCACTTGAGGGTGGACTTCAAATCAGCTACGAGAAACGGATAACTCATGAAGCGCCCTCTGATTGAGCCGAGATTGGTCGGCAAAAGATTCGATGACCATACGATCCCGTTAGAATTGCTCAAAGACCTTGCGGTCCTAGAGGAATTTCTAATCGCCGTCGCAAAATGGATCTATGTCCAAGACAATGGCCGGCAACGCTCACCGAAGGGCTTCACAAGCCCGCTCACCCTGGCTTTGTCCGAAGTGAAAAAAGGCAGCGCCTGCCCAGCGATCGTCATCGAATACGAAGATCCCTCCGCAGGGCTGTTCCCAGCTGCCAATGAAGACTTCTTTTACCGAGCAGCAAACGCTATTGGCAGAGCGATTGATGCGGCGGAACACAATGAACCCATCACTCAGCTCCCGGCGAATCTACTCGGATATTTTGATCGTTTTGGGCGAGGGTTGCGTGACGGGGAGATTCTTGAGTTCTTTCCAGGAGAAGCGAGGCCAGCAAGGCTCACCAAGCTAACGCGCAGGCGCCTCCTGCTCGCATCGCAGAATGAGGAGATCACTGAGGAGGTGACCGTCCGCGGGCTGGTTTCAGAGCTTGATCAGGCGAAAATGAGCTTTGAGCTTCAGTTGCCTACTGGCCGGAAAATTACGTCATCTGTAGATGCAATCCACCTCGATACCATCCTCGAGGCAACGAGTGGCTATAGGAAAGGAGTGAAGGTTTCGATCTCTGGTGTTGCTCGATTTGACCGTCACGAGCGGCTAGACTCATTCGACATGATTGAGGATGCCGTCATCATCGACACCAATGATCCTTTAGCACGAATTGATGAGCTCAGGCTTCTGAGACCTGGGTGGCTCGACGGTATAGGCTCCGTCCCTAGCAAATCTGAGTTCGATTGGCTCGAATCATTTTTCGCTACAAGCTATCCGGCCACTCTGCCAACTCCTTACATCTATCCAACCGAGGATGGAGGAGTTCTGCTTGAGTGGCGAACGGCTAACCAAGACATGAGCATGGACATTGACCTTGGAGCGCTCCAGGGTGATGTGCATTGTTTCAATACCCAGACCAAACAAGAAATCGAAGAAGTGTTCGACTTGAGTGACCCTGAGCACCTGCAAAGTCTGATCGACCTGATTTCTAAGGCTGCAAAGGGAGAGATTTGATGAAAGGAAACACGCGTCTTCTGCGGCAGGTAAATCCAAACTGGATTCAGGACGGCCGAATCACATCTCAAGCTTTCAGCCCTACGCCCAAGGATGAGATGAAGCTCTCCTGCTATGATGGCGATCTGATTGAGCCGCCTGAGGCTCACGAACATTTCGTAGATACACTTGGACTGCGCTCGGTGGGTGTTCTGGCAGTCACTGTGGACGAATGTACGGCGTTGGGACTTCCAGCTTTACCCGATCCAGCTCCTTTCAAAGAGCACGCTATCATTGATTTTGAAGGCAATGGGAAGGGCGACATCAGGCGAAAGTCAAAAGAACTACGATCGCTCGCTGAGGCCCGTGATTGGCTCTACAAGCCCTGAGAAGCCATAGCCCGCAAGTGCGGGCTTTTTTGTGGGTAGCTTAGAGCGATTCTGGGCTTATCCCGATTTCCCTGAGCGACTGGGCCAGAGTTGGATCTATCAGAACTTCGCCAGTTGTAGACGCGGCCTGATTGATGCCAACCGTCCGGTATTTCAATGTATGCCCGGCGAGCATCTGCTTCAGGATTTTCTTGGCCTTGTCGCCCCCAGTCACCGTGTATGGGCTCATCAGCTGGGTCACGTTGAGCATGGCCTGATCCTGGGCCTGCTTAACAAGGGCGGCCTGCTCTGGCGGTAGATTCAGGGAGTATTGAGGCGCAGCAGGCATCATGCTGACCGGCGTCTCCTGAGGCGTAATGGTCCACGCTTCATTTTGATCGATACGCAACTGCACGGTGCCTACCGGGATCTTGAAGCGGCCTCCAGACATCAAGCCGACGTAAATCTCGTCGCCCTCTTTCCGCACCACCGGATAGAAGTGGAGTGACCTGGTCACGATAGACCCCGATGCAGGGAACTCGCTCGTGGTCACCATCATCGTGGTTTTATCCGTGAACTCGTCAGTGGTGCCAGTGGCCTGCCACGTTGGTCCTGCAGCGCATCCCCCGAGTACAGCTGCTGACGCCAATACCGCGATGATCCCTTTCATTCCAGTCTCCAAGATTTTGGTTGCCGGATTGTAGCAAAGCGCTACCACCATCCAGAACGCCCTCGGCGATCAAAAAGGCGCCTCTTCCTCCACCACCTCCTCTTCCCAATCTCGCTCCGTGACCAGGTCGTCTCGATCGTCTGCGCTCTGCGGCTCCCACCGAACCGTCACGCTCTCGTCGTCGTTGAACGCCAGGTCCAGTTCCGGCGTCTCGGCCAGCAGGCCCATCACCTCCTCCCACTCCATGTCTCCATCCGTGTCCAGGCGATGGATTGTCACCCAGCGCTGCGACTGCGCGATCGGATGGTTGATCATCGACGACACCCTCAGACCCAGCCGTTCAAGGGCCGTCATCTCCTGGCGCGCTTGTGGGGTCGACTTCTTCTGCTTGGCCATACCTTCCTCCGTTAACTGTATATCCATCCAGTATTTAGCGGAGCATACATCACGCCACGTGAAAGGTGAACACGCTTCGCCAAGAAGAATCTCAACACGGTCCTAAAAAATAAATCACATTTCGTGTTGACACAAAAAACACGATGCGTGATATTTACCTCAACACGCAGTCACTCACCAGGGACTGCGGAGGCACTCAAGCCTCACCGCTCTTTAACAACCAGCGCAACAACCAACAGACCGCATTGCCTCTACCGGCGACCGGCGATCAGACAGCCCCGAAAGGCTGCCCACGACAGGGACAACCCTGTACGGCTGACGAAGGTGAAACGCCCTAACTGAGAGAACGACCCGGGCATGCAATGCGCCCCGCCACCCCGGCGGTAATGGGACAGAACGATTCACTGAAGCACCTGGGCGACCGGGTGCTTTGGGAATCCACTGGAGGAACACGACATGCGCAATTTCAATCAGCTCCGCACCGAAGGCGAAACCATGGAGCAGTTCAAGGCGCGACGTGCTCGCGGCGTCGCAGTCAACCTGATGAACTTCATGGCTGAGTGTCGTGAAGGTGCCGGCTGGGGCCCAGCGAAAGCCGAAATGATCCGAGCTTTCCACTATCACCGCGCCCGCCTTCACGCACGGCTAGCTCTGGCGCCGCTACTGCCATGACGATTTCACTGGCTGGCCTTGGCGACAGGGCCAGACGGGAAATCAACCTCGAGGTGCTTATGAAAACAGCTAAGCCCATGCCCTCAGTTGAGCGGCTTCGTGAGCTTTTGGAGGTAAGCGGAGACTCTGCGAGCGGCCTTCGCTGGCTGACAACATCCAGAAAGATGAAGGCCGGCGCTACGGCTGGATCTGTTCGCCCGGATGGCTATTGGCGGGTATTCATCGACGGTCACCGATACATGACCCATCGAATCGTCTATGCGATGGCAATCGGTGAAATACCTCCTGGCATGCAGGTTGATCATGCGGACATGAATCCTGGCAACAATCGCCCTGAGAATCTTCGCCTCGTATCAGCCTCGGAAAACCAGTGGAACACCGGTGGCAGCAGCGCAAAAGCCTCAGGCCTACCGAAAAACATCTCCCGGCACGCAACAGGCTATCAGGTGCAGATCAAGCGCTTTGGGAAATCACACAATTTCTGGTCAAGGGATCTTGGCGAGTGCGTTTCATGGCTTGAGAAAAAACGGAACGAGCTGCACGGAGAATTCTCCAGGCCTTATAGGCCAACCATTTGAGGGCAAGACGATGTCGAAGAAACCTGGTCATCGACGTGTTTCACGTGAGCAGTTTTTGCTTGAGGCTGAAGGTGCGAGTCGCATGCCGGCTTTTCCTCCATCAGGCCCTGAGTATTACCTGAAGGATCAGCGCCACTTCGGCTACGAGAACTTGAGCACTGGCGAGTTCGTGATTTTCGATTGGAGCGACCAGGCTTCGCTGTTCTGATGCATTCCCTGACAGCCGGAAAGACGGCCCGATGCCCTGCTCCCCATCGCAGGCTCTACCTGGAGAAACCATATGCCACGCCTGATTTACGGCGTCGGCGTGCGCGACCTTCCTTATCAGATCGCCGGGCAGGATGGCTCCCCGCAGCGGGACCCCTGCTACGCGAAGTGGTCGGACATGCTGATGCGTTGCTACTCCACCAAGTACAAGTCGAAGTACCCGAGCTATGAGGAATGCAGCGTGGCCACGGAGTGGCACACCTTCTCTGTTTTTAGAGCCTGGATGATCAGTCAAAACTGGCAGGGAATGGTTTTGGACAAGGATCTACAGGTGCCAGGCTGCCAGCTTTACGGGCCAGAAACCTGCCTGTTCCTGCCTGGATGGCTGAACGCATTCCTTTCCAGCTTCAGTTCCAAGCGCATATCGCTGCCCATGGGCGTCTCGCCAGAAGGCGACCGCTTCATTGCCCGGTACGGCGCAAAATCTGAGCAAGTCCGCCTCGGCCTATTTGATACGGCAGCAGCAGCGCATGCCGCCTATCGAAGTTACAGGCTTACCAAGCTGGAAGAGAAGTTTGCTCGCTACGTCGACATAGACATGGCTGACCAGAAGGTCGTCGAAGCTTTGCATCGGCTGATCATGAGCGAGCAATCAGCAATTCAATCTGCGGCTTAACCGCATCCCCTTCCCTTCACATACGACCGCATTGGCAGGCGCCAGGCCACCTTTCACGGTGGGTTTGGTCACCCGCGCCTGCGCCTGACCAATGCGGTCCTGAGGATCACTAAATGAGCGGAATGAGCATTTCCGGCCAGATCATGATTCAAGAGCCTTTAGCCAGCGGGTTTTCGGCTCAGGTCTACCCGACACGCCTTGATGCAGCCATCCAGTTGCTGCGCGTGATGATTCGTCGCGCCACTGACGAGCAGCAGGCCATGGATCAAATCGAAAAGGCCGTAGCCGAGCTGATCAGCGAGGAGCGACATGATTTGGATATGGAAATGGCAACCGAGCGCCGCCGCCGTGGAGAAGAGCCATGAGCGGCTGGATCAAGTGCAGCGACAGGCTGCCAGAGGTCGGAACCAGGGTTCTTGCTTGGAATGAGCAGTACGGCGCCCGCGAGTCCCTATATCGCGAGCATGGAGAGGGCTCCATCGCCAAAGCAGCAGGATGGGCACCGTTCTTTGACTGGCATGAGCCGCAGAGCAGCTGGTACGCGAGCTGGAAGCCAACCCACTGGCAGCCCCTCCCTTCCCCACCCACCGAGTAACCCACCACCTGGAGGCGACCATGGCTCGCGAGCATGAGCTTTACGCAGACAGCGCCCAGGCCCGCGAAGTCGACCGCCAGTACCAGCTCTTTGGTGACTCGTCGTGGGTTGACCATATGACATCGGAGCAGGCCCGGGCAAACAACGAGGCCTGGAACACGATGATCCGCGAGCGCGACGAACGCCAGCGGACCGAGAGCCGCCGAGTGATCGCCTCGGCACTCGACAAGATGGAAGCCATGTGCGGCTCAGGTGCCGCCCGGAGGACAGCATGAACAAGGGTACCCGTCAGGCGGTGGTCGACATCATCGACTCCCGCTTCACAGCGATCTGCGCGAACTTCAACGAGATCCTGCGCGGCGAGTTGGTCATGGCCATCGACCTGGCCGGCCTCACCGGCGCCATCGACCTGGACGAACAGCGTAGCTACACCGAGCGCTTGAACCGCATCATCGAGCGCGAACACGAGCGATGGATGGAAACCAACGGGAGAGTGGCATGATAACAGCACCTGTGGAGTCCTTGATCGATGAGCGACTGGAGCAGATCGAACGCACGCTGGCGGTGATCAGCTTCGGCATTCCATTCAACGAGGCCGTCGGCCTGCCGCGGGAAACGCCGGTGGCCAGCCTCAAGCGCAGTCTCGGCGTGACAATGAAGGGCCGGCGCATCGCCGTCCGCGTGCGGCCATGAGTAGCTACCAGCGCGCACGCCGGTTTGCCATGTGGCGCGGCAGCTTCATCACCCTATTCCTCTGCACTGCCTGGATGCTCGCCAGCGCTTACGCAGGCTGCATCACCTCCTGAGGTAACCATGAACACAACGCCCCGCCTGGCCGCCCAGCTCGACTGGATGACGGTCGGATCGTTCTCGCCTGAGCAGTACCAGGGCGATGAGCGCAAAGAGTACGAAGAAGAGGCCGCTCGCATCGAGCGGCAGTGGGACAACCAACCCAGCTGAGGTGCCGCATGGCAACCGTAACCCTGATCCTCGGCAAGTCCGGGGCTGGCAAGAGCGCGTCGTTGCGCAACTTCAAGCCTGATGATGTGGCTTTGGTCCAGGTCATCAAAAAGCCGCTTCCCTTCCCCGGCTCCAAGGCCTGGAAGTCCTACGTCACCGACAACTGGGTGAAGGTGATCGGCGCTTGCCGCCAGACCAAGCGCAAGGTGATCGTGATCGACGACTTCCAGTACATCCTGGCCAACGAGTTCATGCGCAGGAGTGAGGAGAAAGGGTTCGACAAGTTCACCGAGATCGGCCGGCACACCTGGAACATATTCGAGGCATTGCTCGGCCTGCCCGATGATGTTCGCGTCTACATCCTCAGCCACACCGAGGAGACGGACGCCGGGCAGATCAAGATGAAGACCATCGGCAAGATGCTGGACGAGAAGATCACGCTGGAGGGCATGGTCACCATCGTCCTGCGCTCGGTGGTCAGCGACGGCCAGCATCTGTTCAGCACCCGAAACAACGGGTCGGACACCACCAAGGCCCCAATGGGCATGTTCAACGAGGCGATGATCGATAACGACCTTGCCTTGGTCGATGCCGCGATCTGCGAGTACTACGACCTCACCAACACCACTCAGGCCGCATAGGAGCCTTCTGAATGTTCAATCTGGACGCAAACGCCGCGCGCTCCGCGGACAACAAATCAGCCTTCATCGACGAGGCCGGAAAGTTCATTGGCGAGTTCCAGCGCGCCGAGTACATGGAGAAGAAAGACACCGGCTCAACCGGTATCGGCTTCACCTTCAAGAGCCGCGACGGTGCCGAGGCGACCTTCTACCTCAACCTGACTTATCAGCACGGCACCCGCAACGAGGGCGGCTACGCGATGATGAACGCCATCATGGCCTGCCTGCAGCTGCGCACCGTCGGCGCCCCGCAGCCAACCCAGTTCGAGAAATGGAACAACGACACCAAGCAGCGCGAGCAGGTCACCGCCCCTGGCTTCCCCGAGCTCCTGAAGAAGCCTATCGGCCTGCTCATCCAGATGGAAATCGAGAAGAACAGCCAGACCGGCATGCCTCGTCCGATCATCTACGCGCCGTTCAGTGCTGAATCCGAGAAGACAGCATCCGAGATCCTCGACCCGCGCTGCACCAGCCCAGCCAAGCTGGAAAAAATGGTTCAGCAGCTCATGAAGAAGCCGGTGCACGACCGCCGACCGAAGTCTGCCCAGGTCGCCGGCGGCTACACCCAGCCAGACAACTATGACTACGGCGCTCCGCCTGATTTCTCGGACGATATTCCGTTCGATTGACCCGCGGATCATCAGCAACCACGCTGCTGGTCTCTCTTCTTCTTGCGAAACGGACCTCATATGACCGCCTACATTTTCGACTCTGAAACCACCGGCCTGAACGGCCCTGAATTGGTTGAAGCAGCGTGGCTGCAACTCGGCGCCGGCCTGGCCGTAACCGGCGAATTCTTGCAGCGCTACAAGCCATCCAAGCCCATCGAACTGGGCGCCCTGGCAACCAGTCACATCCTGGACGAAGAGCTTGTCGACTGCCCGCCGCATGACTCCTTCAAGCTGCCCGAGGACGCCACCTATCTAATCGGTCACAACGTGGATTACGACTGGAGTGTGATCGGCAAGCCGGATATCAAGCGCATCTGCACCAAGGCCCTAAGCTCAATGCTTTGGCCGGATGCTGACTCGCACACACAGTCAGCGATGATCTACCTGCACTACCGGGCGGAAGCGCCCGAACTGCTGCGAAACGCCCACGCCGCGCTGGACGACGTGAAGAACTGTCGTCGCCTCCTGGCTGCAATTTTCACCTCACTGAAGGCGCAGCTGGGGCGACCGGTGGCCAGCTGGGAAGAACTCTGGGAAATCTCCGAAGACGCTCGCATCCCGAAGGTCATCCGCTTCGGCAAGCATGCCGGCTCGAAGATCGAAGACATCCCGCGCGACTACAAGCGCTGGCTGCTCGGCCAGGCCGACATCGACCCATATCTGCGGAAAGCGCTGGAGAAGTAAGCCATGCCACTGGCAACCATCCTTGATCTGCTCCAGCGCCGGAAGGAACTGGAGCAGCACCTGCAGCTACTGTTCAACCGCAGCTGCCAATGGGGCCGCGCCGAACGTGTGCGCGGCGCCGCCACCATCGAGAACCTGACCCAGCAACTGGTCGAGGTCACCGAGCAGATCGAAACGGCGCGCGCCGCATGAGGCGGATCAACAACCTGGTCCGCCAGCGACGGCGGCAAGAACAGTTCCACCTGCCGCCCAGCGGCCTCACGGAGCACAGACATGCAGAAAGCACCTTCTGGAGTTGTAACCCTGCCGGGCTGGCTCAGGTCTCCGGTCAAGAAGCTGTACAACACACGCAGCGGCGGCCAGTACCGGCCTGATGACGTTGCTCTGGCCTTTGCCCTGAGCCTTCGAGTTCACGACAGCGCCGACCACCTGCGAAGGCTGGCCCGGCGCCTGGTCGACAAAGTCTGCCTGGAGCACCAGCCGAACATGAAGCGCCTGGCCCGCGAGCCGGACGATGCAGAGGTGTTTGCTGCCGCGCTCAAGGTCATCAACCGGGTGTGCGACCTGCTGGAGTACGCCCCGGGCACCGCGTTTGTGCGCAATGGAGGCGATGATGGCTCTGACGCAGCAGCAGCGTGACGAGAAACGTCGCGCCAAGGCCGAGCGCCTGAAGGAAGAAGACCTGCGCTTGAAGGTTCGACCAGGGACTAAGCAGGCCCTGCTGGAGCTGATGGAGTGGGCCGGGATCGAGGAACAGGGTGAGGCGATGACGCTGATGATTCATCACCTGCATGGGCTGGGCCCGGGAGGCGCGCTGCCGCTGCTGACGCCTCCGCGCCACGAAATCACGGTATCACCTGCTGTGGCGCGAAGACTTGAATTGGCCTACCAGCGAGAGTCACTCAAACTGACTCAAGACGGCTGACCGACTTCCTTGGTCTTGAGCCAGAAACGATCACCGCTACGGCTGTATTCCCTGCTCCATTCATCTTTGCAAACTCGGCATTTGAGCCGTAACTTTTCACCGATTGCATCCCGCCCAGCTAGCACCTCAAAGCTTCCAAGATCGTCGCTAGAGTCATAGGACTCCATGGATTTTCCACAGCAACTGTTTGGAAAGGCCATCTTCTCTCCTTGCATCCGGCCCCATGCCGGTCACCCTCTATAGCCTAGCCGCAGCCAATTCGCCACAACTGCTCAGTATTCTTTCACAACGAGCTATCGGGCTGGTATGGGCCGAGGACTTTGTGGATGTTAGGCCACACCATGTAAGCCGATTTAGCGTCACCGCCCCGGTAGCAATAAACCAGGAACTCCGATTCGCTCTTTGCTGCCACGCGGTAACGGTACTTTTTGCATCCCTCCACGCCTTGCTCGGCCAGAGCCTTGGTGATGCTCTGGCTCGGGCCACTGCGCCACGGGCCTGGATACATCTCACTAAGGGATTCAGCGGTGGCCATTGTTGACGCCAAAGCGAGTGAGCAGAGAGCGAGAATCTTCAACTTCATTACGGCCTCCATAACCGACTCCATGTCGGGCCGACAATCATTACCCCACTTTCACAAATCACGCCACCCTGGCGAGGGCGGCGCCTGCACGCATGGAGCAAGCCATGACCTACACGCTTCACCTTGGCGACTGCATCGATGCGATGCGGGGCATGCCTGACAATTCGGTCGACAGCGTCGTGACAGACCCGCCCTACGGTATCCGCTTCATGGGCAAGAGCTGGGACGGCGCCGATATCGAGGCACGAGCGAGTTACCGCGCCAGCATGCCATCGCACGCCGCGGCTTGCGGTCCGAACGGCGGTCACCGATCCGTTGCGGCCGAGGCCGGCAAGTACGATCTGACTCCGGCCGGTATGATCGCCTTTCAGGCCTTCACCCTCGAATGGGCCACCGAGTGCCTGCGCGTGCTCAAGCCTGGCGGGCACCTGCTATCGTTCGCCGCAGCCCGCACATACCACCACATGGCGGTGGGCATCGAGATGGCCGGCTTCGAGATCCGCGACCAGATCATGTGGGTGTTCGGCAGCGGCTTCCCGAAGTCCCACAACCTGAAGGGTGAATACGAAGGCTGGGGCACTGCGCTCAAGCCGGCGCATGAGCCGATCTGCATGGCCCGAAAGCCTCTGTCCGGCACGGTAGCGGCGAATGTCCTGGCGCATGGTACGGGCGCGCTGAATATTGACGGATGCAGGGTCGCCCCAACCGGTGAACACCGCGAGCGCGTCGGCGAGGCATCGCAAGATCAGCGCTACAACGACGCGGGTGGTACCAACTTCGCCGCCAAGCCAGGTATCCGCGGCGGTGATCCGGCTGGCCGCTGGCCCGCCAACCTGATCCACGACGGTAGCCCAGCCGTGAGGCTGGCTTTTCCTGACGCTGTCGGTCAGCAGGGCGACTTGAAAGAGACAGGTCGCGCCCGCCCTTCCTCAGGACGATTTGGCGACATGGCTGCTCCGCATGCGCACGCTGCCAGGATCGAAACTGATAAGAGCGCCGCTCGCTTCTTCTACTGCGCCAAGACCAGCCGCATGGACCGTAATGAGGGGCTGGGCAGTGGCGAACAGAAGGCCGTCAGCACCAACGCCACCATGCGCAAGATTGAGGATGCCGACTGGCCCGCCCGCAACGGCAACCACCACCCAACGGTCAAGCCGACCGACCTGATGGCCTACCTGCTGCGCTTGATAACCCCGCCGGGCGGCACCGCGCTCGACCCATTTATGGGCAGCGGCAGCACTGGCAAAGCGGCCATGCGCGAAGGCTTCCACTTCATCGGCTGCGAGCTAGACCCGGAGTACTTGGCGATCGCCAAAGTGCGAATCGAGCACGAGCTGGCCAAGGTCACCGCCGCTCGCGAACAACCCGCCGAATCGCAGCTCAGTCTTTTCGGAAGCTGAAACTCAACTTGAGGTATCCCCATGCCCACAGAAAACCGATCCAGCAACACAGAGATGGTCAGCGTACCGCGCGAGCCGACCCGCGAAATGTGCCTGGCTGCCAGGCATGCTCGAGCAACTTGGCCAGTAGAGGAAGATGCCGACAGCCCGGTGGTGATTTACCGCGCCATGCTTGCCGCTGCGCCAGCCCTGCAGCCCCCCCCCCCCCCCCCC